CTTTTCGAAAATTGGGAAAAACGCTTTGCCCCATCTGAGAAAAACCCGACCGCAACCGTAGATGCGTATCTGGTTGAAGGTCGTGGTTTTCCGGTCGACAAATTGCGTGGCCATTACACGCAAGAATATTACAAGCTTTGGGGTACAGATTTAGGCTCTGTCACAATACGTTTCCCAATTACTGACGATCCAAACAACGTTGGTTATTGGGAGCGTTGTCTCGATGACAAAGGTAAATTACCAAAAACTCCAAATCCTAAGAATTTCAAAATGAAAGGTCATGGTTGGGTACCACCTGAAACCGACCTGATTAATGCAAAAGAAATTTGGATTACAGAAGGAGTTTTTGACTCGATTGCCTTGTGGCTCTCCGGTGTAACTACGTTCACCGCATTAACCTGCAATAACTATCCATCTATATTGCTGAATAGAATTGCAGAGCAATGTAAGCAAGAAGATAAACCACGGCCAAAAATTATTTGGGCATTTGATGCAGATCAAGCTGGCCGTGATGGTATTGATAAAAATATAGAACTTGCCAAATCTGAAGGTTGGGAGTGCGGAGCAGCATTGCCGCCTTCTGGTTGGAATAAAACAGATTGGAATGATCTTTATAAACAAGAACGATTAACAGAAGCTGACCTAAAAAAATATCGTTATTACGGTGATCTACATATAGCAGAACGTGCTGCTGATAAAGCCATTCTAATGTTCAAAAAAACAAAATCCCATTCATTCCCATTTGATTTCAATAACTCTTTATATTGGTTCAAAATGGATATGGATGCTTATAACGCAAAGCTTCGCGAGTTAGGTCAAGAAGATGATGAAAATGAAGATTGGCTGCAAAAAGAAAAAGATGAATATGAAGAAAAAGTAATTGATCAAGCTATTCGTAGTTGTTACTCGGTCACAGAAATGGCCAAGTGTAAACCTACTGCCCTTTATTACCAATATTCTGAAGAAATTGAAGATGCAAAATACTATTTCCGTATCGATTTTCCAAAGAATGCTCACACGGTAAAAACTACCTTTACAGGTGCCCAACTAGCTTCAGCAGCAGAATTTAAAAAACGACTTATAGCAGTTGCACCCGGAGTAGTCTTTTTTGGCAATAGTACCCAGCTAGATCGATTTGTTAATAACACTACTGAAAATATTCGTAGGGTTCAGTTAATCAATTATCTTGGTTACCACCATGAACTTGAAACCTATGTATTAGGTGATATTGCTGTGCAAAAGGGTAAAACCTATCACATCAATGATGATGATTATTTTGCATTACCACGTCAGGTTAATCTAAAAGCAAATATGCCTTTCAAATTAAAAATTAACAAAGAACAAAATGAATATAAAAAGGAATGGGTTGCTGATCTGATACAAGCTTATGACGTCCGAGGGCTTGTCACATTAACTGCATTTTTTGGAAGTCTATTTGCTCAACAAATCAGAAAGATGCATAAATCTTTCCCATTTTTAGAGGTGGTCGGCCAGCCCGGTACAGGTAAATCCACCATGCTTAATTTTATGTGGAAGCTGCTTGGACGTGAAGATAATAACGGGGACTACGAAGGTCTTGACCCAAATAAAACATCCGAATCAGGCTTAATCCGTACTTTCCGGCAGGTCTCAAATTTACCCGTACTTTTGATTGAATCCGACCGCTCTGGCGAGAACCAGCCTATACACGCCAGTTTAATTGGGACATGCTCAAAACTTTGTTTGATGGGGGATCACTCGGTGCTCGAGGTGTTAAAACTGGTGGCAATGAAACTTATGATCCACCTTTTATGGGGTCATTAATTGTAAGTCAGAATGCTGAAGTCAATGGTTCAGAAGCAATTAAAGGACGATTTATACATGTAGGTTTTGAGAAAAAACATCTTACTCAGCAGTCCTTAGATGCAAGTAAACGGCTTCAGAAATACAAAATTGAAGATGTCAGCTATTTCATTCTGAGCTGCCTAGAAAAAGAAGAAAAGATTTTAGAAACGTATGCGCAGTTGCAAGAAGAATACGATGACATGCTTCGTAGCTCTTACACGATTGAAAGTTCCCGAATCATTCATAACCATTCGCAATTTATGGCCTTATTCAAAAGTTTGGTTCAGCACGTAATTCAGATTGATGAAGAAACGCAACGCCAAGTAATTATTGAATTAGGTGAGATGGCCATCAAACGAGATAAAGCTCTTCAACAAGACAGTGCAATTGTTCAAAACTTTTGGGACACCTACGAACAGATTGAAACTCATAAATCACTTAATGAAGACACTGTACTTAATCATCACAGCAAACGTCACAAATATATCGCGATTAACTTCGCTCATCTCTACAAAGTTGCAGCCGATTTACGATTCAACTTACCCGAAGTTCGGGAGCTTCAGGACGCGCTACGTCAAAGCATGCGTTACAAATTTTTAGATTCAAACAAGATGGTGGCCAGCAAGATCCAGAACGGGAAGTCCGTTCGCTGCTGGTTGTTTGAGGTTCCATCTGAAACCAACACCAATGACTAATAATAGGAGAGAAATCATGTATCACTTAATCGCTAAAGAAGTTCACGGAATAAAAACTTGGACTCATGTTTTAGGAAAAGACATTCCTAACGTTCCAAAGTCTTTTAGTGTGGATCGCTATAACCTTTCGGTATCACTTATGTTTTTACCGCAAAGTGATTTAAAGGATTTTTTTAAAGGAGTTTTAGCTTCTAGTTCAAAACTAGCTTTTTCATTCGAAATACAAAAGGTTGAAGAATCTACTTATCAAACAGTTTCTATTTTTAAAGGGATGGATGTTATCCCAGAAACAGGTCGTGAACTTGTTTTACACATGGTAACTGGGCAATTTTTGGCTCCAGCAATCTATAAAAAAAGTTGTGGCCACTTCCATACACCGGGTGGGGAAGCACGGCCATATATGATTAAAGAATGGGCTTATCAAGATGAGTTGAATCAAGCTTTAGGTCTTGAACCAGTTGATTCTGAGACATTAGAACAACTTAACAAACGGGCAGATGCAGATAACCCTAATACAGGCTTTAACCCGGAGAAAATTTTCGATGCCATAACAGAAGCAATAAGTGAAATTTTCCCTGAAGCAAAAGTTCAAGTTCGTAAATCTTAATTTTTTTAGAAGCACACATACAGAAGCGGCCACTCCTGTATGTGTCACATAACAACTGGAGAGAAGTCATGCAAAGCGATTCTACCGCAGAAAATACGCAAGCAAACATACAGTCTAAATTTCATTGCAAATGTGGAGGACTGATTCTCCCTGATTTTGACGCTTATAAAGTTGGCGATGAAGTTAATTTTATGGTTCAAAAAAGAGAAAATACATATCAAGGGAAGATTGAGGTAAGCCAGAAGGCATACATAGGTGAAATTACCGAGATTAACGGTGACCAAATCACTGTAAAGGCAAGTGTAAGAACCTATGTTTTGAGTCGATATGAAATTACACCGAAGGATGCACCGGGTCCGATTGATTATTTTCGTATTGGTAAATGTCGTAGCAGCTCAGGACAGGATTGATACAGATGCGTGGAATAAATAAGGTGATTTTAGTCGGTTCACTTGGAGCTAATCCATTAACCAAACATTATCCGAATGGTAATACTTACGTTCAGTTTTCGATTGCTACTTCAGAAAAGTATCAAGATAAAAACACTGGCGATTGGATTGAGAATACAGAATGGCATCGCATTATTGCATACGGTCGATTAGGTGAAACGGCCACGCAATTATTAAAAAAAGGTTCAAAAGTTTATGTAGAGGGTTCTTTACGAACAAGACAATTTACCGACCAAAGAGGTCAGCAAGGTTATATAACCGAAGTAAGGGCAAATACCTTTCAGTCTTTAGATAGCCTTCCGCAAGCAAACCCTTATTAATTATTTAATGAGAGATTCAATATGAATAGAAATAATAATTTGACTTATGGCCAGTGGTGGAAATGTGAAGAAAACGTTTTAATCACAATGCTTGAAGACAAAAGACCTGTTCATTTTATTGCAGAAGTTTTAACTAGGGATTACAACGGAGTAAAGACAAAAATTGATGTCTTACTTAGAAATGGACGAATTCCATTGGAATTAGTGAAAAAACCTAAGAAATAAGGACCTTTAAAGCACCTTTAGCACACCTCGCTAAGGTGCTTTTTTATGTTCAAAATTCAATAAAAGTACCAAATTTGTAGGAAAAACCATGTCAGCGGGACTCGAAATACGCGGAAAATCATTAAGGATTTGGATGCGTCCGGAACCAGCGGAACCAGTCATAAAAGAGACATTAGATTGGGAATTTACTCCTGAAAATCAGGTTAAGGCGGAGACGCTCGCCAATTACATTAAATTGGAAATTCAACTTGGTCAATTTAATCTAGCTAAGCATTTTCCAAATTCTAAACACTTAAAAAAGAATCAAATTAGTTATTACGCTCACCTTTATTTGAACCAAACAATCAAGGAGGTTGCCCCTAGCACATTCGACTCATACAAAGGCCATGTTTATAACCATATCCTTCCCAAATGGGGCCAGACAAATCCCAAAGACATCAACACTAACATGTTAAAGAAATG